CTCAACAAATAAGGAAGGGATAATCATCGCTCACAAGGTACAGGATGCCTCTGAGATTTTTGATAAGAAGGTGGACTTTGCTATTAGAAACATGGCGGAGGATGTGAAGGGTGCGTTTTTCAAGGTGCTTCATTCTTCAGCCCGGAAGATTCAGATTATTATCGACTACGGACCGGAGTCGGGTTCCACCTCCTCCTTAGCGGTGTCAGTATCCGGCCGATCGGGTACCTATCACCTCGTACATGTATCGGAGTTTGCAAAGATGTGTGTGCTGTTTCCAAAGCGAGCGGAGGAGGTGGAAACGGGTACGTTCCCAACGGTGCCGTTCGATGGGTTTATTTTTATTGAGTCCACGGCGGAAGGAATGGCCGGGAGATTTTACGAGTTGTTTCAGGAGAACTGGGCCTCTCGTTCCAAGATTACGCCCCTGCTTTCACAGGTGCAGTTTCTCCCGCATTTCTACAACTGGCAGTATGACGAAATGGAGATGAAGAAGATTAAGGAAAATGTTCCGGTATCCAGTATGGAGGAGTGTGAGATTGACTGGGCGGAGTACCAGAAGGACTACTCCTTAACCGATAAGGAGATCACTTATTACTACATGAAGTGGTTGCAGTTCGGAGGGAAGGGATCCTCGGATGCGGTGAAGAAGCTAAAGCAGGAATATCCGACTACGCCGGAGGAGGCGTTCCTGTCGACCGGCCAGACTTATTTTCCAATTGCGAAGGTGGCCTCTCTTTTACAAAATGCGATTAAAGGTGTCCGGGGGGAACTCATTTACGATGACAAAGGCGATGTACATTTCTCTCCGGTGTCCACCGGGCCACTCGAGTTGTGGAAATCCCCGGAGGTAGGAACGAAGTACGTTGTTGGTGGAGACACCTCGGAGGGACTCGCTCACGGAGATGCTCAGGTGCTTTACGTTATCAATCACAAAACTGAACAGTGCGATGCACTGTATCGCAGCCAAGTTCCTCCGGATGAGCTGGCGAATGAGGCATACAAGCTGGGGAAATTTTTCAATTTTGCACTTCTTGGGATCGAGGTGAACAAGGATGGGTTGTGGGTGAATGATGCACTGGAGAAGATGGGGTACATCAATCTTTACTCGCGGAAGGTGTTCGATGACATCACTCAAAAGATTACGAAGTTTTTTGGATGGAAGACAACCTCCTCGACCCGACCTTTTGCTCTCGCTGCACTGAAAGCGGTGTTCCTAAGAAAAAGTGAAGGCTTCCCAGCCTCACTCCTCGGCGAGATGTTTCACTTTATACGCAACCAAAAGGGCAAGCCGGAGGCGATGGCCGGCAAACATGACGATATTGTAACCGCTGCCGCCATAGGTTATGCTTTACTTCAGGAGCAAGGTAAGTATGTAGCCGACTCGACTGGAGCTGAGGGATTCAGTCATCTCCGTGCGATTTTTGGAGAAAAACAACAATAGGGCGGTGAGATGAAAATGATGGCCTCGCCTCACCAGCGACCAGCCAGCCCACAAGTGCTCACCCCGGTGTCAATGAACCACAAAGGACATAACCGGGCAAATCGTAGACGAATACGAAGAAATTATCTTCGTGGTTATTGGATACCTAAGTGGCGTTTGATGAAGAAGGAGTGGAGAAGAAGGAAGTGGTTGTACTTTGAATGAAGTTAGGATGTGACTGAACAAGCCCCGTGCTATGGGCTAAGGTACTGTCTTCGGTAGTATGGACAAATGTCTGAGGACCGAGGGAGCAGGTAGCGTAAGCAACTCCCATGATTAACCATCAATAAATGGGTAGTAGCATATCGCTGAAACTTGCGGGTAAGGGTCTAACCCACTCATCCCGTCATCTTAACTTCATTCAGAGTGCAACATTTATAAGTTAGTTTTAAAACCAATGACAAAAACACAATGGTATTGGATCGGAGGTGCGGTAATAGTGATTCTTTTAGTGCTAGGGTTCTGGATTCAGTCAACAAGACCAGTTGGTCAGATCGGAACGGCAACATCAACAGTAAATACTGTTAAATAGTGAAAAAAAAGGGGTCCAACATGAGTTGGACTCCTTTTTTGTGCACAACTTGATTGTTTTTTAAACTAATGGGTGTACAATTTGGTTACTTTTAGTACAAGCTCACTAATTTTTTAAAAAAATGGCACAAGACATGACTCCAAACAACTCCGGGAACTTCGATACCAGTTCAATGGTTCCAAAAAAACCAAAAACTGAGAAGGAAGTGGTTCTTTATGTAGAGGAAAAGAAAAAGGCGATGAAAAAGTCGCAGTACCGAGAGAAATTTGATGCTTTAGCCTCGGAAATTGAGATAAATTTGGTAAATACGAACGTAACCTACGGACAAAAGCTCTATGAGAAGTCCGGCTGGGGTTCAATGGTGTTTTATAACAAGATGGCGAATGGGGCGTACGATATCAATGTTTACCCCCAGAAACTCACGGACCGCGACCAAAACCGATCCGGGGTGCCTGTTTCTCAGGAGCCGATAGCATTTTCTAAGATACTTATCGCTACTTCGGTCCTTGCCGGCAAGTTACCGGATGCCGAGGTTATTGCGGATGACAAGGTGTACGCCCGGGCGGTGTATGAATTGTGGAAAAGGTGTTGGTACCTCACCGGCGGAAATGGGGGCAATACCCTAATGATGACCTACCAAAACCTCTTTACCTACGGATGGGCGGCATGGCGTGTGTACCCCCGCCGAGTACAGGTGAAGCGAAATGGCGTGGATAAAATACTTTTTGATGACATTTATCGTGAACCACTGGATCCGAAACGAACATGGCTCGGTATTGGGTTCAATCAGGGAGATTACTGGTCGCAGATGGAGGTGTATTACGAGAAGGATATGCCGAAGGATGAATTTTTTGAGAAATATCCGGATGCAGCTTCCGCTAAAAATAAAAAGAAACTCCAGTATTGTTCGGTGTCCGAGGAGGCGAAGGATGAGAACCGAGACAAACTTGATACGCACGTTACAATCGGCTACTACGAAAATGTGTTGCTCAATCGGTATATTGTGAAGTGTGGCAAGATGCTGATTTACGATGGTGAAATGCCGAACGATGGTTCTCACGGATCAGTAATCGTTGTCCGGTGCTTTGTGCGAAACCCGAATGACCCACACGGCGTTGGACTCTATGAAATGATGAGAGGCAACACAGCGATCTTCACTTATATCAATTCGCTCAACGCTCAGCAGGTGGAAGCTGAAATTTTTCCACTTCTCTTCGGTGCACAGGTGCAGAATGGGACCGCAACGTACAAACGTGGACCGAATATTGTGAACCCGAAGCACCCGGGCACGGAGATTGATGTGATACGAACGACCGGAAATGTTCAGCAAGGAATTCTCTACGGAGACAAGCAGAAGGAAGCGATTGAGCAGAACACGGGCGTAAATAATATTGTTGCTGGAGCCGACTCAGCGAACACACTCGGCTCTACGGTGATTTTGAAGGAAGCGGCGTACAACCGACTTACTCCGCCGAAGAATTCAATGGTTGCGGGGCTGCAAATGGATGCTCATATTTCAAACACATGGATTGAGCAGACGTATCCAGTGGATAAAATCTTTATGATTGATAATGAGAACGACCTTGCGGAATTCACAAGGCAGAATCCGGATTATTTTGTGGAGTCACAAGTGGTGGTGAATGAACTCGGTGAAGTGACAGGAATTGCGGCTGCCGCATCCCAGAATCTTCGTATGAACTTTGACTTTACCCCGGAAGGAGAGCTGATGGAGGATGTTCCTACCCGCACAATTTCTGCGAAGAGAATGTTTGATGAACTGAAGTCCACAGGGCACAAATCGGACTATGTTGACTTCATCATTGATCCGGACTCGATGTTGCTCCCATCTTTGGAAATTCAAAAGCAAACATTTATGGCCCTCTTCCCAGTTATTACGAATCAAATCACCCTAATATTTTCACTGAGGAATCAGGACCCGGAAGCTGCTGCTTCCCAGCTTAAAGCACTGGAACAGCTACTTCTTATCCAGAAACAGAATATCTTTGATTACATTTCTAAGGCTGACTACGAAGCTATAATGAACAAGCAACCTTCGCAGATGCAGAGACAGATGGAAGAGCAGAAGATGGCGATGGATGCAAAGAATACGGCTATGCAAGCTATGGCTGGAGGTGAGTCTGCTGGACCGATGAGTGAATCTCCGGCACCCGGGCAAGAGATGTCACCGGCCGGAACGAACCCGATGCAGCCTGAGAATCCTAACGAAGTTCCAAGACCACAAAGTCCAATGATGGGAGCGGTCGATGCCTCCATTGGAAGGGCTGGGAATTTACCATTTTTTCCAGGACAATAAAATATGGATGAAACAGCAAAACAAAAGATAATCGCTTTCGCAACAAGCGAGCACTATGCGGGTGCAGTTGAGTTGCTAAAAAAGTGCCGGACACAGCTAACAACAGTGATGGCGGACACTGAGTTCCACACGCTTGCTAACGCTCTGACACTTGAGATCGAAGCTAACCTGATTCAAAGATTGGTGGTTGCCGTAGACAAAATCCGAACCGGAGAGAATACACTCAATGACTTCTGAACTTAAAAAAGACAATTACACGGTTGCGATAAAATATTCGCCGGAAGCCATTGAGAAAAAGTTGATGAAGTTCACCACAAAGTCCGGTGACTCATTTGAGATTTCGGCTGAGGAGATGATTACGATGTTGGTCGGTGGAGTGAACACCGAGACACTCGCCCCGGCATTTGTGGAGAGCGACAAAATTAACGTAGTTGAAGTCGGTAGGCAGATCCAGTGTGTGCTTGATAAGGATTACAAAAAAGGACAAAAAATAAACATCAACTATGCTCACCCTTATCCTGTTGAGTTCGCTCTGGTTGAAGAAGCGTACAAAATTGCGGCGATCAAAATGGATGTGCCTGTGTTTGTATTGACGAAAGAATATCTTGAGGAAGTGAGGAAGAAAATTAAACCACAGATGAATAACTTTGTAGAAAAGTTTTACAAGAGTTATAAGAATTTAAAAGTAGATAAAAACCCACATAGCGGGTCAAAGCTATCGTAATATTTATGGCAGATGAAAAAAATGTTGATTTTTTCGCAGGACCGGA